CCGACCGGAATGATGATGGCTCCATTGGCCCGGCAGGCTCCGGGGAGTGGCAGACGGCTACGGTAGCGAACAACCCCGAGGGCAGTGAAACAATAACCATTGTTCGCGTCGAAGGTCTTGGCCCTGGCACCGGCCGTTATTCACTGGAGATAGAGCCGCCCGCATCAGGTCAGGCCGGGTATCCTGCGATTGTCAGCTTCAACTGCATCAACTCTGCTGGCGGCGTTCGCGTTATTCGGTACGCTCGGGGCGGCGCGACTGCGGCATATCACCTGAACCAGACGGCCTCGTACCAGAAATACTGGATGCAGTATTTTGCGCCTGACCTGGTGTTTATCAATCTCGGCGAGAATGATTACGCGCTGACCGATTCAGAATTCCTGACCAGTTATAGCGCCATTGTTGAGCGGGTGCAGGATGCGTTGCCGGGTGTGCCTGTTTTTCTGGAGCGCTGGTACAGCGACAACCACATTAAGCGTGACGCGGTTTTTGACGTCATTCAGGCTAAATATGGAATGCTGGGATTTAACGTTCGTGACCTTATCCGCAACTCAAATTTTGCGTTCCAGAACGGCTACGCCTATTCCACCACCAACCCGGCAGACCCGCACCCCAACGCACGCGGAGCCAGAATTATTGGCGCGTATCAGGCGAAACGCGCACTCCTGAACTACGCCGTACAATCTCTCAGAAAGGAACAACAAAATGGCTAAAACGACTTTCCTGCAAATTCCCGTAGCTGTTAATAGTGGCATTGCTTCCACCTATTCCGAGCGCGACGATAAAACCTGCCGCTGGGACCCCTCGCACTATTTTGACTGGCGGGTTTCAACACTGGCAGACAGAGCTGGTGATATGTTAACGGCCCTGGGTTCAGCTATTTCAGAATCAGCGCTGAATGGTATCAAAACCATGAAAAGCTCTCTGACAGCAAATGGCGGAGTGACCTCAGAAAATATCTTCCCATCCAATGCAACTAAGGGGTTTGCTTACGCATTTATTTTTAAACGCGACAATCTGAATCAGGCAACCTTCCTTATTGCTGGCCCTCATTTACGGCTACAGGCTCAGACTGATAATAAGCTGTACTACTACAAAACAGGCGCATCCACACAGCAGGGAGGTGTTTCGTTATCCAGCGGCATTGACCTGGTGATTGTGAATTACGATCCAGTGACGGACATAGAGACGGTATACGTGAATGACGGTACCATGACCGTAACCGGGGCATCAGCAATCACGTATCAAAACGCCCCCCTGACACTGGCGGCGACTGCCGCGAATAATGTTAATTACGGAGAAATTCTCATCTTTGATGCAGTGAAGTCAGCATCTGATATTGCTGCGATTAAAGCTTACTACAGAGCACAATACGGAAATTAATATTCTGGTAGCGGCTGTCAGTATTATGACAGCCGTCACCGCTTAGAAAATCAATGATGGATACTTCGCCTGTATGCAACGGAGTAAATAGTCATGAACAGTAATTTTCTCAGCATCAGATAATACGCGATCGAAAACCATATAAGCTCCAAGTCGGCTGTTTGCAGAGGTTGATCCCCAGTATGTAACTCCGCCTTTACCGATGCGAAGGGGGGCCGGGGCTCGCTCACGACCTGTTGCCAGAGTGAGGGACGCTGAAACATTATTGGTCATGTCGGTCAGCCTGGTGGTCTGGCCGTCAAGGGTAAGACAAAGAAGCATCGGCTTTGTTTTATTAAATGCACTCAGAGTTGCGCGCGCGGTTCCGTAAGTGTCATTTTCCGTGTAGTGGATACCCTGCATGGCGGCCAGCGCGCCAGCCTCATCTACAATCACAGATACTCCTGGTGGGGTAACGGCAGCAGTCCCCGAAAAGCTACCAGCGATAATTCTCTGCGTGGAATCATTATTCGGATCAAAGAGCAAAAACCAGGTTTGTTTGGGGGCATCATTAATTCCCAGGCTCAAATGCGCCACGTTCGCGTTATTTGATAACTGAACAAAGGGCGAGTCGGTGATAAACGTCGGGGTGCCAACTACAGTGGGGCCGCCTTCCCCCGGCATAAGATTTTTACCAATCCCTGTATAAGTAAATATTTCGGCGCGACGAAGGGACGTCACATCAAACCCTGGCGAGTATTCGTCAGGGTCTGAAACAGACGAAAACGCATTATTAGTGAAAAGAGTAATACCCATATTTATTCGCTCCGCTATACAGTTGTCTCGATAATTTGTGCCCATGCCCAGTTTTCCAGCGGGTATGGTTTATCTACAAGTTCAGGAATATTTTCGTCCGCATATTGGCCGCTACCTGCGGTATACACGTAATTTTCAGTTGCCAGGAATGGATCGCTGTCCTTGAGACAGCCATTTCCGTTATGTGATGTTTTATCTGCGTACCAGATTTTGATTTTCCCGGAGACTCGCCTGGAAAATGTCAGTTTTACCACCGTATCAGCAACAATCTCTGCGGCAGTAATGTCCAGCGCGCCATTTGCATCAGTCGCCCGAAACCCCTTATCAGCATAGGTTTTAGCTGTTCGCCCATCATATGGTGTCCCCCACTGCAGTGGTGGATACGGGACTGCATAGTTAAGGAGTGCGTAATCATCCTGAACTTCAACGCCTGTGCAGTGTAACGGCTCCCATCCCTCACCAAGAACCAGAACCCTGAACATGACCTTGCCGAAAAACATGTCCATCCAGCGATAACCGTTACTGGTCAGATGCCCGCTATCCTTATTGGGGAATGGATACGACGGGCAGACTCCATAGATGTTCCCTCCCTCCGTTGCCATATCCAGCTGCGCCATCCCGATCGCCAGCTCATAGGTATCAATGGTGTAAGTGCCGCCAGTCTGATAGGTGAACATCGCAGGCGGTCTCTGTCCTGCGCAAAAATCGGCAATCACATCGCTATAAAGCTGACGCACCTTCGCTTTATAGCCCTCCCGCGTATAGTCCCCGCCGTACCCAGGGTTGTAATTCCATTCTCCCTGCAGGAAACAGAAAGCACCGATGCCGAATGTCTTGCTGTCGCCATCCGCGATGGCCTTTATTTTAGACACGGCTTCACGAATGCGATTATACAGCTCTGGATCGGCCCCCCTGGACAGAGCCTCAACGGTCCTCCCGTTGACCCCGCAGCTTGCCAGAACAAGCAGGCGCGACGGGTCAGTTAGCAATGCAGCCTGACGCAGAAACAGCGTGCGCAGCATGTTAACCGCAGCAACGGCCCCTTCACCCTCATTACCTGACCCGGCAGGCAGTGCAGCAACCGCGGCATCGCTCATCACATACGACCCGTCACCTGACTGAACGACGGCCTTTAGCGGGTTGAGGATGGCAGACCCTACCGGGGTGAATCCTGCCCCTGTCCGGGTATTTGGGCGAGGTGAGTTTCCCAGCATCAGATTGCCCAGATTGCTGTACGGCGTTTTGCTGAGCGCAGGGTATCCCTCCTGGTTGCTGGAAAGTGATTGTCCGTACCAGATGACCATCGACAGAGCGAACACCAGTCGCTCTATGTCAGCGTTATACCGACTGCGAACTTTACTGTAATAGTTCAGATTTTCCGCGTTCAGAATGTTAATTCTGTCCTGCAGCGTTATACCGCCACCGCTACCGCCGCCGACCAGATTCCCGCTCGCATCAATAATTGTTTTAGACCGGCCAAGAAAATCAGAGACCTTTAAAAACTCAGGACCTGTAATATCAATCCGGGAGCCACCTGAGTTAAAATTAAGGCCATTTCCTGACACCATTGCCGTATCTGTGCCGAACGAACCATCTCGCGCAGCGCGCAAACTCCTTGGTGCCACATTCCCATATTCATCAACTAATACGACGCGTTGACCAAGAATATTTTCGATATATATTCCATTGTCATCCGATACGGTCAGTGAATAGCCCTCCAGTTCAATGCCATCAGGTTTAATAATCGTTTTTGCCGTCCCGAATTCACCTGATGTCAGGGCATAAAACTGGCGATACCCGAGGATGTCAACGAGCTGGAAAATTAGGTTTGTGGTTTCAACATGCTTAAGTAAATCATCAACGGTTTTCTGTGACGGCATTTTCCGCCCGGTAGGCTGCAGCGTCCCGGCGTTGTTAATAACCTCGACCGCAAGAGCGCTGTCATCAGGGCTACGGTAATACGTGGTCGAGCCCACCGGGATATTCGCAATGTCCGCCTGTGCCGCCGCCAGCGTCGCATACTGTTTACTAAGCGGGATCAGGTTCTGCCTGATCTCATCGTTTTTCGCCATCATCTGGCGCCAGGTATCGAGCGGTTCACCGCCGCGGTCGTTAACCGTTCCTGCCGGACCGTTCACCAGCTCGTCAGCGCGCTTGACGTTATCCAGGAAGATTTCAGGCGTCGTTGTTCCCAAAGGCGGGTTAAGTTCGGCCATGTTTTTTGCTCCAAAATGAGGCTTCGCCCAAACGAGGGTTTGAGCGAAAAGAGTTAATTAGGGGTTGTTATGGGGTATTACGCGACGTCGCCGGGGTATGTGGCGTCGTCGTACTGGTAGAAAATTTCTTTATATTCAGGTGCAGTAATCTGACAGTTGCTGTCACCTGATGGGGCAACCTCCTGGACTATCCCATGCCGCGCACCCTTTTCACTGTCGCAGAACAATAACTTCGGTGGATCAATATCTGGGTCGTCCATAATCCAGTCTTCCGGATGCAGGTCGTCGTTGTACGGCACCGTCAGCGTGAAATCATCCACCCGTTGCGGCGTGAGCATTCGCGATGATGGTCGACCGTCCTGAAACTGTATCCAGCAGCGAGGATTCGCGTAGCTCCAGTCCAGTGGCTCCGTGACGTGCAGCGTAATTTCCTGGAAGTCGTAAATCATCGCGTCAATCAGGCAACTTTGGGTTTTCCCGGTTGGAATGTCGTCGGACAAAATGATGTGATCACCGAAGTCATGACACCATCCCAGCATCGAAGTCGTAGCCGTATACGTTCGGCGTTGGTGGAGATATTTCATTAACCGACGCATCCCGATACGCCAGGCGCGATCTGCAGTCATGGCAACATCAATGGTGTATGCCTCCGTTTTGCGCGGAAAAGGATTTTCCGGCGTCCGGCACTGTACGGTTTCCTCCGCCCAGGTCACAGGGTTGATATATTTCACATCCACGCCATCAAAATCATCCTCCGACGGGACCCTGAATGACGTCTGCATTTCCTCGACGGTATCCTGAGGGGTAATGATCCCTGTCCAGCTTTTGACACCCTCTCTCCCGACAGAAAGCAACCCGTCAGACAGCAGAAAATATCCCATGCCAGCCTCTGCAATTTTGTCGAAAATATCCTTTGCTGACGTGCTGTCACTGCTTGCCTGGTGATCAAAATATTCGCCCCTTGGCGTCCAGTAGGTCGCCTCCAGCGTACTGAGTGCCGCAATGTCGATCTGGTCGTCGCGATATCCCAGACTGCGGGCAAGATGCAGGAACGCACCGCTGATTGTCCTGTCACCACCGCCATCATAATTTCGTGTGGCGACAACACTCACACGCTTGTCTGACTGCGCCGCCAGCTGGCCGCCGGTTTCAACCGTGATCCCTATTGTTGATATCCCTGCGTAGGAGGTCGGACGGGAAAGCAAACGACCTCTGAGCGCCTGCCAGAACATGCTGTCTCTCGCGTTGTTGCTCCCCTGCTCGTTACGGCGGCGGCATCGAACCTCCACCAGCCCAGGAGAGGACAGATCAAAACGCTCTGTAAAACCGAGGCCATTAATGTTTTTAAGCGCGTAAACCCCTGGCTTACTCGTCCACCCTGATCCGGAACCATAAACGCGATACTGGATTTCATACTCGACATGGCGGACCCGCTTATTCCCGTTGTTCTGGAACCCGCAAATTCCGTTTGGGAAAGCAAAGTTGACCTCGAAGGCATCCACAACTTCATTTTGCGGGCAGGCCAGAAAGGGGCCGAGCCAGGTTTCATTATCGTTAATACCAGACGCGGCAAAATCCACGACGGTACGAGTCATAAAGCCTGACCAGGTGCTGTCAACGACACCGTTAACCACACGCTGTACGGTCGCAGAGGGACCATCAGTAGACGCTATCTGGTATTCGTTGCCACGGTGCGCCAGGGAAATCCGCTGAGTGCCTTCCGGCAATCCGGAAAAGGCAGTGCCAGAATCGTATGCCAGCGTCACGCTGGCTGTTACCGCAGGGCTTCCGCCAGTGGATGCTGTACCAGCTGTAAATACCGGGCTGTCGCCAAATACTGACGCAGGCAGGAATGATGACGTAATGGAACCGCCACGCCAGGGGCTGGAGATCTCCACGATACGTATCACGCCGCCATCATCCTGAGCAATGAGCCCCGAACCATTCAACCCGCCGTTAATCGCTGCGAGCAAGCCAGACATTGTGCCGTAGTTGGCGACCAGAGATATGGTATAGGTGATACCCTGCCAGGTCAGAGCAAAGGTCTGGCTGGTTGTCGTAAAGTCATACGTTGACGGCGAGGCACTGGCGCGTAATACCGCAGTCGCTCCCCCTGTTCCCGGAACGGCGTCCTGGTGAGGGGTATACGTGGCGATCTGCAGGTCATAGTCAGTACCGTTAAACGTTAGGGTGACAGGCATTCCGCTGAATGGCGCAATCTCTGACACGACGTCGCCTGTCAGCACGTTAAAACCGCCCTCGATGGATACCTGATAATTCACTGGCGCTTTCAGGGTGACAATTGCACCGGCGATCCAGCCAGGAGGAAGTTTGTTCTCATCCTCGTCTTCATCATTATCATCATCGACATCGAGGCCAGAAAACGAGACAGAGGCACCGCTGACGGTCATGGCATCAGCAACGATATCACTGGCTTCAGGGGCAGTCTGAGCCATATCGAGGCCGCTGCCGCTCGACGTTCCCCCAACTTCCGTTGAGTTGAACCATATCTCACTGCGACGATCCCCGGCCACATTATCGCCAGGCCCATAGCTGGTATATGAAAAGCCCTCGCCTAAGGTCAGCGCCGGAGTTTCTCCTACCCGAAAATCCCCACCGGTATAGGAGAAACGCCCATATCCAAGGCAGACAAACATTTCGACCGTCATTCTGGTTGGATCAGCGGGGTCGAATCGCGTTACCGGCTGTACCAGATAATCCGGGTAGATCCGGTTTCGCCCGAAAGCCTCCCTAACGGGATCGCCAAGCTTCGCTGTGTTGGCTTTTGCCGGATTCAGATCCAGCGATGAAGCGTTACTGGATGAAAAGCCGCCCAGCTCTGGTTTAGGGGCAAAGAATAATGCATAGGCCGTAGACGCAATGGATACGGCCACCGAAACCCACGCGGCAATTTCAAGACCCGTGCCATACGGAATGGGATATATCCGCACGTCGCTGTCTGGCCGCAACAAACATAACGGCCATTCCGCCGGGGGGACTGCCTGGCCGTTCAGCTCGATCACGACAGGATGGGTTTTATCCTGTGAATAGCTTGGGACATTTCTGCACATCCACTCATGCAGCGTCAGCACACCATGCTCGTGCGTTTCAAGGGGTTCACCCGGTAGCCGGGACGGGTAAAACTTTATCGTCATTGCCAGAACTCCACGCGGTTAAAGCGACGGATGAATCGCGCCAGTGGCAGAAACGTAACCCCCGAGCCTGGATTACATTCCGCGACCTGCAGCTGGTTATCGAGCATCACAACAATCCCAACATGGGAAACCGTTGAACCCGAATAGCAAGCAACTCCGGCGCCTTCACACGGGGCACAACGTTTCAGCGAAAGCATCAGCTTTCTCGCTTCCCGGTCGAGGCCCCCGCCGTCTTTGGTCACACCTGCAAAATCCGGCCATTCTGGTAGCCCAAGGTCGCGACGTATCTCATTTACAATGCCGAAGCAGTCGAGTAGCGGGTAGGCTCTACCGCCCTTCTGCCATTTAACAGAACGGTATTTATCAGGATTAAACATATTTGCCTCAGGTTAGTAACGTAAGCCCGGATGTTCGGCGAGGTTGTAACGTTTACGGGGCCAGGCTGTTTTGAGGACATTCATATAGCCTGCCGTGACCTGAACTGCTGTCGGGGTCCAGGAGCCGGATTTGATATCGAGCGTATACGGTGATGATGCCGGAGCAGACAGATCGGATGAAATGTACCGCCGGAATGTCAGCGTGGCTGATTTCATTTCATCCAGGATTTTATCGATCGCCTCAGAAACCCGTCCGTCAATATTGCTGATAGCAAACTTTAAATCCTGTGTCCCGTCGGCGTTCCTGGCTGGTAAGGCGATATCTATCGCGCTGGCTTCAAACGTCGCCGGCTGACCATTTTCCAGCATCACGGAAACGTCATCCCAGCCACTGGTTAGCCAGTAGTTATCATCGCCTGCCGATATCTGCAGCGTATCGTGAATAACCTCCGATCCGCTGCTGGCATATAGTCGCTCAAGAATTGTCATGCTTCGGCCACTCTCTGTTTAGCGCAATATCCAGTAACGACTGGCCCGCCAGCCATTCCGGGTAATTCCCCCAGCCAGAAGGCGGTAACGGGCGCTCCCATAATTCCAGCGTTGCGCTGTACTGCCAGTATTTTGGCGCGACCAGCGTCGGTCCCTCGTAAATATCCACGAACCTGGCTTTATAGGGCTTTACCCCTATTGGGGTTTGGAGTTTCAGATAGAACCAGGACTGGCCATCTTTAAGCGCATCCCTGAAAAACGCCTCAAACACCTGCGCCAGAGCATCAGTTTTAAAAATCCATTTAACCGATGCCTGGGTGGGTGTTGAGGTATATCGCCTTCGTTGTTGAGCGCGACCGGACGTCATCTCCGTTCGCAGCAAAGGTGATATGGGCTTAAACCCGTACCCGTCCATAAGCGGCATGGGCAGGTATTCGTCCGGGTAGAAAATATCTGCCATGAATATTCCCTCCGGGCAGGTTATCGTGGTTTTTTGGGCTGAAGGTTGGAGTAAAGAGCTCTACCGAAGGCATTTTGAGGATTGTTTACGTCGCTCGTCAGTTCAGATTTTATCTGTTTAGCCAGGCGGCGGCCGTGGGCATCCAATGTCTGCATCATCACATCATCCGGTTTACCAGTGAGGTGGTAATTGACGTTGATGTCACCAGTTGAAAGAAGTTGTCTTTCTTGCTGCTGCCTCGCAGCGTTCTGTACCGCCGGCGATTCCCGCCCAACAGCTTTGACCCCAAGCGAACCATCAGCACCACGGGTAAGCGGCATGATGGCTTCCGGCCCGGCCTCGCCGAATACACCTGCCCCTTTCGCAAACGCAAAATATTGGGGAGTGCTGTAAACACCATTGCTGTAGGCAGAAAGTGACGGAGAATCGTAAACGCCTCCGAGAGCGTTAAATGAAAAATTAGCTCCCGCGCTTTGAATAGCGGTACCACTACTTGCCGCACCGCTGGCACCGCCAAAAAGACTACCGAACAACCCACCCGCTCCGCCGCCAAATGACGCCATAATCGCTTTAGTGATCAACGCCTGTGTTGCCATCTGGATCAGCGTCTTAATCACCGTTTCGCCCAGGGAAGAGAAAATATTTGACATCCCATCTTTAAAAGAAGCAGCGCCTGTCAGGACGTTTGTCAGGTTGTTGGAGATAGAGTTTGTGGTGGCATCCAGAATCTCGCTGGTTGCAGTGGCAGCCATTGAACTCAGTTCAGAAGCCTGATCGGCATAGTTCATCAGGGAATCGCTGATCCCAGCGCGCCAGTCTGACTGCTGTTCATCGGTCTTTTTGTAGTAGTCCTCCTGAATCGCCAGCCGTTCAGCAAGTGCAGCCTGCAGTGCTTCCGTTTGCTGTTTGTACAGGTCCTCAGAAATTTCCCCTCGACTGAAATCCCGCTGCAGGTCCCGCTGCTGTTTGAGAAAATCAGTGCGAATATCTGCCATTTCCTTCATGCGGTCGCGGGCCTTTCCCCCCATCCCGGCACCAAGAAAATCAATATTCCCCCTGTCACGCGCAGCAGCATTACTATCAGCCAGCCCATCACGGAACGTTTTTAACTGTTCAGCAATGTTTTTCTGATCGATAAGCGCAGCATTATGCAGAATAGTTTCTTTTTTAGCTCGATCGAGTGAGGCTAACTCCCCCTGAACTATCTGATATTTTATTTTTGCCAGTTCATTGCTTTGTCCGGCGAGTGCAATCTGTTCTTCTTGTTGTTTAACAATACGGGTATATGCATCTTCATTTTTTTCTACCTCTGACTTTCCGCGAGGTTTTTTTTGCGATTCGTTAAGTTTAAAGTCTGTAGCAGCATTACCTTGAATAGCTGCGATCTGCTCATCCTGCCCAGGTAAAATATTACCTTTATTATCAGTTCTAACCGCTCCCTGTTTGATGGCATCTTGAAGAGCTTTAAGCTTGGCCCGCTCTACACCTTCTTTCTGAGAGAGGGCTATGCTCTCCTTCTGTTGCTTTATAAAATTATCGTAAGCTGTATTGGTTTGGGGTGCTGGGGGCTGGCCGTTCCCAGAACGCTTTTTTAATTCGTCCATGAATTGAATGGTAACTGACAGCGATGTTGCCATTGCTTCATTAACATTCAGCGCACCAATTATCGAACTTTTTATTTTGTCAAAAGCGACTGCCGATGCCTGAACTTTTGAGGCTAACTCAGTTTGTAACTTATTTTGCGCATCTACAGCATTGTTTAATTGAGATGTAGTATCAGCAATATCTCGGGATATTTTATTATATTCCCTCTGATATTTAGCAGCGTTCTGTACGTAACCATTATTTTGATCATTCTGAACGCCCATCTGTCGAGCGAGAGACGTATATTTCTGAACTTCAGCAGCGGCCTCGGCTTGAGCATCCCTCAAGTCTTCCAGCTTATCTTTGAGCGCGTCAATGGAGTCACCAGAATCAGCAATAGAGCCTCTGATTTGAATTTCGCTCATGGCTTTCGCCTTTTCCACCACCTCATCAAGGGTGGAGGCATACTGTATCGCAGACTGACGCGCCTGTTCCTGGTTCTGATACCATGTATACCAGGCACCTGCACCCAGCATCAAAATCCCTGGAATGCCACCAAAGAGGGATGATACGCCAGCCCATGCGGTTCTCGTTACAGAGGTGAGCGCATTAAGCCGCTGATTTGCTATTGACAGCTCATTGACCGTGGCGGTTTCCGCTTTATTCGCTTTGACCATCTCCATTGAGTTTCTTGCAAGCAGTGTCCTGATGGATGCGCGTTGTTTTTCCGTCTGCGCCAGTTCAAGTTGAGCCACTAGTGAGCGCTGATTAGACAGAAGTAACGATTTTTCCGTTTCAATCTGAACAAGTGAGGCGTTTGCTCCTTCGATTTTAGCCGCAGTGCTGGAAATTTCCGCCCCTCTGGCCCTAATTAGCTCTTCGGTGTGTGATTTCAGTTGAAGCGTCCAGTTTCCCAGAAACCGGGTCACGCCCACAGCCGTTAACGCTCCTGCAGCCATTGCTACGGTATCAATGTTCTCAGCCAGTGAATCAAGACCACCAGCAAGCACAGCGGAGGCACCGTATGCATCATTTGTACCGCCCACCCAGGCCATAAAGGCGTTTTCAACCTTTTGAGTCGAGGCTGATACTGTTTTTGGCATTGCATCAAATTCAGCCTGCATCACCCGTAACTGAGCGGTAATAGCCGGAACCACTTTATCTATTGTCAACAGTCCGTTATCAGCCATCGCCTTGAGGTCTTTGCGGGCAACGCCCATACCTGCCGCTAAGGCACGGATGATCCGATCACCGTTTTCGTTAACAGAGTTGAACTCCTCCCCGCGCAATACCCCCTGCGCCAGCGCCTGGCTGAACTGTGTGATAACTGCACTGGCCTCTGACGTGCTGGCCCCGGATAATTTAAGGCCCGTGCTGATAGCCTCGGTGACTTTCAGTACATCGCCAGAGGAATAGCCAAACTCACGCATGGATGCTGCCGAACGAGAAAATAAACCTGCGTTATCACTGAACGCTGTCCCTGTTTTCTGGCTGATATCCATAAGTAATCGTTGGGAATTGGAGAAATCATCGGTTGATGTTGACGCCTGTTTTAGACGTGCATTCACAGAACTCCATTCATCAGCAAGAGCGATAAGGTGCCCGGTCGCAAAAACTCCGGCAAACGCACCAGCCATACCCATAGCTGCACTTTTAGTTTCTGATAATTGTGCAGATACTTCGGCTAGCGCCTGTCTTGTCTCGCGTGCGGAAACAGCCGCCTGCCGCCCACCCCGTTGCATTGTCTTATAATAATCGGACCCCATGCGAGATGCGCGAGCGATCTCGGTCTGAAAGGACTGAGAATTAGCTGAAACTTTTATAATTAATTCGCGAAGGGTTGCCATTGCTATTCCTCAAAAAAAAAAGCCCCGCTTACGCGAGACTCTTAATCTAATTTGTTAGTTTAATCAATCATTCATCCTGACCGCATACCTTATAATACAAATCCAAATCAGACCCAATGAGGGTCTTGTATATCTTCTTATCATCAATGGTATAGTTTACGCCTTTAGAGAAAAAACCTTTCGATTTCATTGTTAATGCCAGCTGAAACTTTGAATAACCAGCATAGGCTCCGAAACTATTTTTTGAATTTATTTCACCACAAACAAATCCGCCAACCAGTCCATCTTTTTCACCTGCTTTTACAAACCTTAGATAGCGAAACTTTGCACTATCTGGATCTTTCATGTCAGCAGCAACTTCCTTTTTGGCAATATCTATTGCTTTTTCGTCGCTGGGTTTACATCCTGCCAGAAATAAAATGGATAATGCCAAAACTATTAATTTTTTCACACAGCGCCCCTATTGGTAAGGATATGGGTAAATCCTACCATTGGTTATGTAAAACTTCAGCTATCATTGTTTGTTCAAGCTGATGCTGCGAGCAAAGCGGCTTCTAACCCGGCAAATGGATCGCCGCTGTCGCTTGCCTCATCTTCTTCTGTGCTCCACTGAAGCTGAGCCTCTTCAATGGTGACTTTACCGCCCTGCGCCCCGTAAACCGCTGATACCAGCTGAGCATTGAGAATATCGCCACGGATATCACCGATCGGGCTGATACGATCGTATTCAGCCCACATCCTGAATTCGCCGACCGTCATGGTTTGTCGCAGTTCGCCCAGCGTGCGGCCCATCCGGAGCGCCAGCGCCATCAGGAACTGCATGCCAGGCATTTTTACTTTGCTTTAGCATCATCCGCGTCACGAATGAGATCAAGTGCCTGCTTCAACAGCCGGGAATGCACAGGGCCATAGATCGCTTCAACCTGTTCGGTGTCATCGACAGTAAAGACGGGCTGCAGGTCGGTATCCAGCAGAATATCGATGAAAAGCGTGACGTCGGCCCGCATCGTGCGGAAGGCTCGTTCTGAAGGGGTCAGTTCTGGTGCCTCCTGGGGCTCCTGCCCTTCCGGTGGTTTGGGTGGTTCCGGGCTGGCAATGCCCTGCCAGCGAATCCAGGCTTCTGCTGATGGCTCACGAATGATGACTTTGGCGTTATCCCACTCCGGAACGATGACTTCTTTTTTACGAAAGCCCGCCATCGGTGCCAGTGCCAGTGCTTTAAGACTCGGTTTTGACATTAAGTTTATCGCCGGTCGCCCGGCGCTCCGTTAATTGATGGTGACGGTGCAATCAGAAGAAGTGATCACAGTGCCATCGGCATCAGTAACCACGCAGGAATAAACCCCGGCATCACCGGATACAGCGCTGGCTTTCGTAAACGTTGCGCTGGTCTGGCCGCTGACCGTCGAGGTGCCCTTTTTCCAGGCGTAGGTATAAGGTGCCGTACCGCCCTGGACGACCACGCCCATGGTCAGGGCGCTTCCTGCCGCGACCGTTTGGGACGCCGGAAGGTCAGTAGCAAACGACAGAACTCCTGGGGCGTTAATATTGGTGGGTTTACCTTTCAGACGCAGCGAGAACGTTGCAGCAACTACGCCATTGGTTTGAGAATCCCAGGTGTGCTGACGTACCTCAGCGCGCATCAGGAATCCATTACCAGACGGGAAAATAACCTTAAACCCATAAACCCCGTCGTTATCATATGCTTCACGAAGTGCATCCTGCGCCGGGTTGCGGTAGAAGTTACCGGAAAGTGACATTTCAGACGGAGCAGGAAGGCCGTTGATATTTTCCGTTTCATCCGAACAGAGCGTTGTCACGTCAATATCGTTTTTCTGACCAGCGGTAAAGCTTGCCTGTTTGATAGTGCAACTCAGGTTTAACCAGGTTGCGGTATCCAGCTCTGCCGAGGTGACCGGCACAGAGGTAATCATTACTACCGTTTTTTGGGCACGTTCAAATAGTGCTGACATCGCAGCCTCCATAAATGAAAAAACCGCCAGCGGCGGTCGGATTGGATTGGTTTTTGTCAGGCAATGACCGTTATTTCGAGGGTTGCCCGATGAAGATGGGTTGTCGTGTCGTAGCCAGGAATTTTTGTCACCTCGACAGGTGAAAGAACCTGCAGGCGAGCCAGGGCGTCCAGGCGTAACGCTCTGGCTTCGTCATTCGTTTCAGCCCATACATCAACCTGAATGCGCAGTGTCGACTCTGCCTGGCCGCAGAAAACATCCCCGGCAACATCAGTCGGTATCGAGAAAATGACATAGGGAGTGGAAACTGCAGGAAGTCCGTCGCTGCCTAGCGGCACCACATACGGATAAACCCGCCCGTCTGCCAGCGTCGACAGCAGGTCATAGAGATCATCCTCTGTCATTTTGATAACACCTCATCGATAGCCTGATTCATCCGCTGCATCGCCACCTGCGTAGCTTCTTCCATGCGGGTATCAAAAGCTGGGCGAACAAACGGATGTGCAGGCGCTGTAGATGTTCCCAACTCCACGAAGCGCCAGTAAAACGCATTCCGCTTGTTGCTGGCCTTCATTGTATTGTCGCTGTTCCCCGTTCTCGGGTTAACGCCACGAATATGCACCCCAGATGAAATTTCACCGCGACGGCGACTTTTCTGGGTGACGACAACAACGTTTTTCTTCAGTTTTCCGGATTTCTCAGGAGCGCGATCAATCACCTCCTCGCGGAGCAATTCGGCACCAGCACGGGTCGACTCCCGGAGAACTTTATTATTTTCGGCCTTGCTGAGCGTTTGCAGATCGCGGGCAATATCCTGCAACCCGGAAAAATCCAGATTCACATCAATCATTTTTCGGTCCCCTGTTTGCAGAGAATTTCCAGCCGGGTTCCTTTGATATCCGGAACCGGAGGCCCAGTGACATTCAGGACCGCATCTTTGTATGGTCCATTCAGTACTTTCAAACGGGAAGAAGCTGAGATGTCTGTACGAAAACGCACCCAGACGCGAATGGTGGCATCAGCACGCTCAACGCCAGCGGCTAACAGCTCCCTACCGCTGATCCCTTTAACCTCGGCCCAGATAGTTTTTCCATCAGCCCAGCTTTCTACCGGCTGGCCGGAAGGTGTTTTTGATATTGTGAAGTTCTGAATAGTGACGCGATGCCGTAATCGTCCTGCCTGCATAATTCCTCCTAGAGCGGAATATAGCGGTACGGCTCTATCAGCGATGTAAAGCCAAATGGGATGCTGGTTTTTGCTGCGTCTGACGACTCTTCTCTGTTTTCATACCAGTGCCCGACAAGCAGCATCAGCGCCAGGAGGATGTCGTCAGCAATCACCAGCCCGTCAGGATCAGTTTCCGGCACTTCTTCTTCATAAAGATGGCGGTTGATGAAGTTCTCCGCCTTTCGGCGCGCGGCACCATAATAGAGCGTAAGCACCTCATCTTCCGTGGTGTCGTCGATATCGATCCGACACTGCGCCCGCAACATCTCAATCGTTGTGCTCATGTGTTTTCCCTGGCCCGCAGCGAACTGCGGGCATAAAAAAACCGCCGGAGCGGTGGAGGTTGAAGCTGATTATTGCCTTAGCCGCCAGATGCCGGTTTACCCACCAGCGCCTTAATCGCGCCGGTATCTTCCAGTACGCAGTCGAAGCGGTGGAAGGCCAGGAAGCCAGTCTGATCGTACTCTGCGTAACGCTCAACCAGCCGTTTCAGCGTCATGTAAGTGACGCGACGAACGATAAAGCGGTTAAAATCGCCGAAGTAGGCAAATTTGGCACCAGCCGCGATATCAGGAATAGCCTGGTCAACGACATACGGCACCTGCAGAACAGTAGCAGGTGCGCCACCGATAATGTTCGGTAACCAGAGCGGGCGGCCCTGTCCGTCCTCCATTTCCTCCACCAGCTGCAACGTTGCATCGTTAAAGGCCCAGCGCACCTTTGGACCGTTACGGTATGCCGGGTCGACTGAGTGCTTCAGGGCGTTCAGCTCTTTCCAGGTAAAGGTGGTCGCTGCTGCGGTATTTTTGGTGCCAGTTACCGACGCTGCCAGCCCTTTAGGCTGCAGCGGGGTGCCGGTGCCGGTCCCTAATACCAGATACTTCGCTTCACCACGTCCGATGCGAGTGGCGATACGCGCGGCCAGGAACGCCTCGATATCTACGCCGCTGTCCTGGAGCAGTTCATTGGATACGCGAATGATTTTAGAGGACAGTTTTTTAGCCCCCAGCGTTGCACCGCCGAAAGACACGTCTTCTTCACTGGTTTCAGTGTTTTCGCCCAGCAGTTCACCTTCTTCAGTGGTACCGTCAGAGGTTGCCCAGTCAATGTCCTGGCCGTTGGCGGTATTCAGAATCTGCGCCACACTGGCAATTCCACCGTAATCTTTCAGTGCTTCGACGATCTTATTACGGAACTGGGTTGGTACGGTGTACCCCCCTTTTTCATCCGGCGTCGTGCCCTGAGCACGCAGCTCCTTTAAAGCCTGGCGTTCTTCAGCGCTCATCTCGCCAAGACCACGGCGCAAAAACGCATTAAACGCCGCAGCACGACGTTCGTTAGCCTGTGCTTCCGGATTTGCTGGATCACGATTCTGCTGCTGGCGCTGTTCCGGCTCGTTTTCGTGGATATAGTCCTGATCCTGGCGGCGCAGTTCCTCTTCGCGTGCAATACGCTCATCAAGGGCGTCAAGCTCCGATTTTGCAGCGTTCCACTGAGTACGCTGCTCATCGGTCCAGGGTGTATCACCAATTTTGTCATGCAGGGCACGCATATCTTTGGCGATGATGTTACGTTTTTGCTTCATTTCATGCAGTTTCATGATTTTTCCTTACGCGTTAAGAAGGGTCAGCAGGCGCTCACGCGCCATTCGTTGATTAATGGCGTTCTTTAGCGCACCGCTGTCGCGCGCCTCCTGCCAGGCTTTCATCGATCGGACGCCGGAGTCGGCCTCCTGATATGCGGGATAAGTCACCGGGCTGACATCAAACAGCCGGGAAAACTTCGATATTTCACGAATAACGATCCCTTCATCGTCCTGGTACCAATTTTCACCGTCATGGGATACCCGGAAGGCAAAAGATGACTGGTTAATGTCACCGCGCATCATCGGCGCCAGCACCAGATCGCGGATAGTTTGCGTGTCCGGAGCTGTAATGTCGTAACGCAGGCCGCGCTCATCGACAGACAGGGATAGCGTCCCGGCAGCGCTCCGTCCGAGAATAAAGTTGGGGTCATGGTTAAACAGCCCGCGAACATCATCATTCAGCACATCGTCAAATGCTCCGGGCTTGATGATTTCACGGAATCCCCACAGGGGTTCAGAACGGCTGTTGAACACCGAGCCATAGCCCAGAATGCGGGTAGGTTCATCGGTGCGTTGCTCGGCTCTGACCTCCCCGCTGTAACAGCGCGTTTCACGGTCATTCATTGGGCTTTTCCTCGTCGGTTTTAGGTGCCTTAAAATCGTCTGCGGGGTTCGCGGCGTTAACGCTCACCAGCATTTCATCCAGGCCATCTACCGGATTCATGTCTTCGAAGGCTCGCGCTTCATTGCGGCTCATCCAGCCATCAGTGATCGCAAAGTGGTAGAACTGAGCACGTTCCTGCGGGGTCCCGCGTAGCAGGCCTGTCAGGTTAAACCTGACGTAATATCCGGCGGCCAGTTCAGCACGGGTGAACAGGCGGCGATTGAGTTCCTGTTCCCAGTTCGTTACCCACGGCATGATCGTGTAGCGGACAAACTGAATGGCCTGCTGCGTAATATTTGAGAAGGTGGCTTTTTCGAGATCGTTAATCATGTGCGCCGGAACATTAAATATCCCGGCAATCATCGACCGGTTCAGCTTCGACATATCAATGATCTGGGCATCAACCGGGGAAACGGTGAGCGCTTTGTAATCCAGCTCTGCCGGGAGAAGCATTGTTTTATTCTCCTGGCTGCGCAAAGCAGCTGTAGCTTTTTGCCACATGCTTTTTAAACGCCCCCAGCTTTCTTCATTCAGCTGGTTTTTCACCGAAATAATGCCAGCGGGTCGCGCATTACCGTTGAAGAATGAACTGGTATAAGCCTGCCCGCTCATCCCCATGCCTATCGTCTCGGCATGCTGCATAATTGGGCTAAGCCCCATTTTCTGGTTGTTACCCAGCGCCCTGATATGCACCATATCGTCGGGATTGACGGCAAATGCCCCCTCTTCGTTGTAAACGCCATAGGTATACCGACCACCCGTGTTAAGCAGTGTCGTTTCCCAGGGCATGCAGCATTCCAGCCCGGAAACTTCACCACGACGAGAACGCTTCACCCAGGTGTAACCATTCCCCCAGCCCAAAATATGACGCTGTTTTAACTCACGCCACTTATAGCTGGTCTGCCACATATTCGGCTCATCGTGAACCAGGTAAAACACAGGGTGATCGCGGGCAGCTTCAACCTTGTTATTGGTTTTCCGCATAACATGCAGCGGCATCTGAGCGATATTTGAAGAGATAACGTAAATACAGGCATACACCGCAGCCAGCTTCATCGCCGTTTCCGGGCTGACAAATACGTCTCGGGCAAACACGTTATCGGTTTCAGCCGACTCACTCGTGATCGGCGTAGCCGGGTTTTCCAGTGGTTCACTGCGAAAAAGAGCATCAAGCAGCATTATTCCCCCTCATTGCCGCTAACAGCGCATAAATGAATAGCAGGGTTCCCGACATCATCAGAGACATCGCCAGCCCGAACTGGAGATACACGCCTGCAGCAAGCGAACCGAACCCGGTAAGCCCGATAACATCAGTGATTAGAGTTTTCATAGAAGTAAAAGGTCTTCGTCAGGATCGATAGTGGACAGGAAGTCAACCTCACCACCACCGTTAACAAGCAAGCGACTCATCGCAATAAACATCGCGACAGGACCGTCAATTTTGTTTTCAGGCGTGGCCTTGTTGGGGAAAATATTCTCGTTTTTGTCTGGTTTGACGGTGACGTTTGACATCATCCATGTCATCACTGGATTGCCATCGTGATGAAAACGCCCGGCGTAAATTTTCGCCTCGACTTCCTTCATTGCTTCAGACAGGTTTTTAACCGTCTGAGGGACTTCAACAATTGGTACACCTTCAGCTGCTACCGACAAAGCAAACTGAGTGGCACTCCACGGGTCGTATGCAAACTCGTTCAGCGAGTCTCCTCGCGCCCATTCGATCGTTTCCTCTTTAATTACTGCATGGTCAACGACATCGCCATCGGTAAACTCAAGGAATCCAGCGAGATTCCATTTTCTGTAAAGGTCCGCCTGCTGCTTGGAACAGGCTTCCAGCCGACCTTCAGGTATCCAGAATCTGGAGCGGACATAAACATCGCCAGTTGGCGCAAGCCAGACTTTAACTGCAGCTGAAATATCAATTTTGTTGGAAAGGTCAACGCCGAGCCACATTGACCAGTTGGCCGAAGTGGAGTCGTCCCAGTCGTCCCGGCATTTTTCCCAGCGCGCCATATCCATCCATGCTTTTTCACCTTGCACCCAGATATTGAGATGCTTGGTAAAAAAACCGACACGCGCCGCCACCTGCTCTTTCGCCTTTTTAGCCAGACGGCGCATATCGTCCCAACGCTTACATATCCCCAGTCCGGGATTTGCTTTCGGCCAGTTTGCCTCGTCGAAAGGATCGTCCCCCTCATCCAGGGTATAAATCAGCGCAAAATAGCTGTCATCCTTAATTGAAAGCGGGTCAGGGTTATCAAAGTTCTTCAGAACCTTGATTGCATAATCACGTTGCTCGTAGCAGATACCTTCCTTATTAAAACCCGCAGTAGTGATTGCAAAAATAAGGGACTGCAGGCGCGCCCCGGTAGCTGTTTCCAGAACTTCCCAGACGTCACGGGTTTTATGTGCGTGCAGCTCATCAACGATCCCGCAGTGGATATTAAGGCCGTCGAGGTTATTCGCATCACTGGCTACAGGTTCGAATTTTGAGCCCGTCCGCTCCTGGTGAATATTCAGCTTATTACTACCAAACAACCGGCCCAGTGTTTTCGGAGCCAGCTTAATCATGCGCTTCGCATCATCAAACACGATGCGGGCCTGGTCCCTGGTTGTTGCTGCGGAATAAACCTCAGAACCACCCTCACCGTCGGCACCAGTCATATAAAGCCCGATGCCAGACGAAAGCGTTGATTTTGCATTTTTACGCGCTACTTCGTCATAGGCGGTACGAAAGCGACGCACAAATATGGGGTCGCCATCGTCGTCAAGAATGCTCTCAAACGTTATTTCATCTATCAGCGGGACGACAAACCCGAAAAGGTTAATCAGGATGAAGGTGTGCCAGTCCATCAACTCGATCGGCTTGCCGGTCAAGTGCCCCTTCACATGGGGGACGAAGTTATAAAAATCGAGAACGTGCTGGGCGCGGCCTTCATCAAAATAAACACCGCGCTCCGGGCCGTGCTCTAAATCATGAAAGAACCGCTGGCACGCAAGGCGCACCAGTTCGCCAGCAACGATATCGCCAGATACCACGCGCTCGGCGTAGCGGAATCCATCTGCAACGGTTGCCATTCATCATTTGCGCTTTTTAAGAAATTCTTCCAGTGGGTCGGCTTCTGCCGGGCCTTTTGCACCAACCTTTGATCGGCTGGCAGGTGTCATGCCGAATTCGCTCAGCATCGCTCTGATCCGTTTCCACGCGTCAGCCTTCATGACTGCTGCAGGGTGCGGTTTGATCATTCTGATTTCCCGCTCCCCTCCTTCATCTGAATCATCTTCGCTGTAGACGGCATAGGTGTAACCTTCACGATCAAGAGTGTCGCAGTGATGCCGGTATTCAACATAGGCTTCTATCAACAACTCCAGCGCTTTAGCATCAAGCGTGGTCAACACGCCGACGGCATCAAGTTCCTCACCAATACGCTTGAACCAGTACTTACCCTGTTTATCGAAATGTTTCGGTATTGGGGGGACCCCTGACGGGGGTTTTGGCTCGTTCTTATTGATCGGGCGCTTGGATGGGTTCCCCTTCACTAAAGCCAGATGTGTCGGGGTTTTCGGTGGTCCTGGCATAATCGAAAACTCCTATTAATCATTGGATGGGGGACCCCAAAAAAAAGTTTTCTAACCTGCGGCGGTGTGAAAAAAGGTTAGGCGGCGGTCCTTTGGGCCTTTGCCGTCAGGGATTTGACCCCGCCCCCCATCCGCCCCTTCAAATGAGAATCGATATCATTTGATGCGTTCGCGCCCGGTTTTCGTTCGATGGCAGGGCCAGCACAGGCTTTCGAGGTTCGAATCGTCATCGGTACCCCCATGAGCCTTGGGCTTGATGTGGTCTACCGTCTTTGCTGCGACAGCTCGCCCGCTGCGAAGGCAGTTCTGGCACAAATGGTTGTCGCGTTTCAGGATGCGCGCACGCCTGATATCCCATTGGCTACCATAGCCGCGCTCGTGCCTGCTCTTGCCCTGCTGGTGCTGTTGCCAGCCTTCATTGCGGTGCTTCTCACAATATCCCGAACGGTCAGTGGTGGTGCCAGGACATCCACGCTTACGGCAGGCGCGTGGGATTAGTGCGGGCATAGCTATTTCCTTCCCATGAAGGCATTAGCCGCTTCCCGAAAGCCACGCTTAGCACCTTCATCCGCAGCTTTTTTGATGGCCTCGACTGTTGAATCTGCGGTGCTGCCATTTATCTGGATTGGGACTTCTCGATCCAAATTAATAGTGATTTGGTTTTCGGCGTGATCGCTATCCAGTTTAAATACGACGGTAGCTGTTGGGATGCTGCCGGGATCAGTGCTGATGACGGTTGATACCTGTCTTTCAAGTAACTGACCGTCAACAGCAATAGCGTATCCTCGGAATTCATCCCCTCGATAAAGCTTTGCAAGCTGGTATTTCATAGCCTTTACCTTCATGTTATGAGGAGCATTATCACAGGCACTCAGTGAATGCCTGCTGTAATGCTTTAGCTCGCCTGCTCTGCGCCGGTATCAAACAGCGCCAGCGCTTCGGTCGCTTCCTGGATGGCCTTACGGGTCTTCGAGACAATCTCGCTTTCCGTGAAAACACGATCGAAAGAGTCTGCGAATAGCTCAGACTTCAGATAGCTGTCGCCTACCCAGTCAATGGCCAGCTTGGCCGCTGCGGTGTCATAGTTAACTTTCTTGATGATATCCAGGCGAATTTGCTCGGATGCGGTGATTTCTGCCATGTCTTACCTCTTGCGATGTGGGGAGCATTACAAAGCCATCTCATAAGATGGCTTTGTAATGCCATAAAAAAAGCCACCCGGAGGTGGCTTGCTACATTAATTATATTTTAACTATCTGAACCGCAATCAGAGCAGGCATGATAATTGTCTTCATATTCCTCATGCTCGCCAAGCCACGCTTCAAATGAGCTAACATTTGGAACCATGCAACCAAGGTAATCATCATATCGGCCCATAGAGACTGCTTCGTCGTAGCTCTCAGCATCTTCGTCACTAAGGGAAACAAGATAGAACTTTTTCCCACAATCACAGCATGGGAACGCTCTTTGTTCGCTCATTTTTATCTCCTTCGCTAAAAACATTATCTTACTTCAGCAAAGGGTTTATGCACATGCCATTATCGAAGCCATTCTATGAATGCCACTTCCCGGAGTGGCCACGCTCATGCCCTTGAGTCGCTGTCGCATCATCGCCGCTTATAACCGGTGCGCGTCTGGCACTCGCGCTGCTTTACCGGAGCTTCTTTTGATATAAGAACCTTGACCCGTCGCTACACAGGCTCGCTCAATGGCGACTCAGGGGAGCATCACGACTGCTCCATTGCCTTTCAGCTGCGGTCTATCCGCTTATTGCTTCATTGGTTTATCCTCGACTGGGGATAGTTGGTGATTTATCCCTTGGTGGGGTTAACAGTCAGCATCTGGCCGGGCAACTGCGCGGCATGCCCACATACAGGCTTCCTGCATTTTGGTGCGCGCGAGTGCCTGGCAGCGCATAGCTTCATCAATCTCCCGTGCCTGCTCAGCGCTTAACATTGCCGGTCCATTGCGGACAGCCAACAATTCACCTCGCTCTGTATCGAGCAGACTGCAAAAATGCCGGCTGACACCTTTGAGGCGGTTCATCCGCTCAATGTCGCCATCGGTTAATGTGCGGTAGCCTTTTACAGTGCTGCCATCCTGCGGTTTTGCTTCACTCATTTCGTAGCCTTTTCGGTTGATTGTGGGCAATTGGCCAGCACAGATTTGTTGTGTGCCAGAATGTCTCGCTTGGTCTGACGGTCCATCACGTCAATATCGTGGTCGGTCAGGTAGATGACCCTCACCCAGCTGCAGGCCGTATCAACGACTACCGGGGCGGGTAAATCTTTCGCGCAGCTCGCGATCAACATAGTCATCACCCATACGCTTAACGTCTTCCTGTACATCACTGGCCCCTTTCGTGACTTCAGCACGGCGTTCTGCCGCGGCGACAGTAGCAGCGGCGTTTTCTTCGGTACGCTGCTGTTCGGCTTTAGCTTCCGCCTTACTTGTTCCGCGAGCATGACCGATGCCAAACGCGCCAGCGATAGCGCCCAGGATGACGACCACCAGCCCAGCAATAATTTCGAAGCTCATTGCTGCGGCTCCTTCAGTTCGTCGGCCTTATCTTTCAATGCTGGCTGGCGCACGTATTGCGAAAGCACCGCCAGTACCACCAGCGCCGGGCTAATCAGTGCAACGATGTTTGGCGGCAGGAGGTTTTTAATATCCGGCGGCAGCATCGCCCAGGCGTGCAGCGCAGCATCCGGGAACGACTGCGCCCATACGCCAATCAGCGCGCCGATAGCTCCCAGCTTTACAGACCATGTTTTCAGCAGCAGGCTGGCATGGCCAACGAACTCCAGCCGGGTATATTTGCGCAGGAGTAACAGAACGAGCACAGCCACCAGCACAAGCAAAGCGAAAATGATCATCTTCACAGGACACGCTCCTTAACCCAGCCGTAGAGAAAATCCTCGTTGGCTTCGCGGCCCTCCGCCAGTTCGAGGTATCTGGCACCCTGGCTGCAGTTCAGCGCACGCAACAGAACCTGTTCACCCTCTTTCCCGCGGGCTGAAAGATATCCTTTAAGCGCGGTGATAGTTCTGGGACCAATGGCGCCATCCGGGATAAGGTCGGGATACAGCTTTCCGCGCATATTCATTGCGGTCAGCCAGCGCTGGAAAAACTTACTGGCGACAGATGGCCCCATGTTCACGCCAGTGTCGCAAAGCTCATCTGCCAGTAACGTAGACAAACTCGCCACCTGGTCGAACCGGGGGCCGGTCCAGTAATCGCTCAGCAGGATTTGCTTTGCTGTTTCCCTGGGCAGGTTTCGCATATCACCAGTGTAGCCATGTGCACGAGCTGTGGTCTGTGTGATGCCCCAGCGGGTTGGCCCGCCTTTATCAGATGGGTGATCAACATAACCACCTTCTTTTCCGAGGATCCCCTCGATAATCTGGTCTGCTGTCATTGTGCTTTCACTCCGGTGATTCGTTCCCAGAAATACGTGAGCGCTACGGAACCCATGGCACCACTAATACCGGCAGTAGCCAGTATCATGTAAATACTCAGGCCACCTTCAATGCTGATGAGCCCACCAATAACCCCGGTAAAAGCCGAAACCACAATCTGCGCAAAAGCATTTATCCAGCTCCATTTTGCTTTGCCCTGCTTCACATCCATCAGGAATCGGACAAGGCCGCCCCAACCAGCAATGATCAGCAGAGCCAGCCAGGTGATTCCGGCCATGCTCTCTTTGTCTTGCATATGCTTTGCCATAGGTTCACCTCCGGGTTAACGGGGTGCTGTGTGTTTGAAAGGGGGTCAGGCTTCACGGGCTGGATTAACAACAACGCACGTCGGGGATGATTCCCGTGAGCCTGAAATAGAAAAGCCCACGCGTTAACGTGGGCTCAAATGTGGGTGTGGTGCTGAGTGCCTCTCAGTAAGCCTTTGGTCAGCCACCATGACTTGCGGTCCGAGTGAATCATGAAGATTCCATTGAAGCTGTTTCCGCCCCTCCGCATAGGGGGATCCACCACACCTAAAATCTAGCACCAATGTTATCGTATTTTCAACACGCACTTCCCGGGTGCGGTCCTCTGATTCACGATCATTTGCACGTCTTCAGTTGCCGCTGATTAGCGACGTATTACTCCTTGTGATATTGTGCAAGAATATAAGTCACAAAATTTGAAGGGATATACACCTATGGATAGAGTTAAGTTCAAATGCCCCAGTTGCGGACAGACGCTGACTTTTAGCGACATTCTGCACGAAGAAACAATTGATAAAATTAAAAATACGTACTGTCCAGGCTGTAAAGCACTTATCAGCAAAGAAGAAATCACGCGACAGATTCAGAGCAATGTTACAAAGCGAATTGGTATTATTTTCGGTGAGCAAAGTAACCATTCGTGATTCAGCTGAAAAAGGCTACGCGAACGCGAAGCTTGTGAATGGTTGCCGCTGACTGGCGGCATATTTCCCTGTCTGATATTGTTGATTTGCGAAGACCACAATACCGATAAGGAAACTCACTCATGAGCAAGATTAAATTTAAATGCCCTGGCTGCGGACATGACCTCGTCGTACGCAGTGGTGTCGAAATCCATAGCATGGACGACATTGAGGGAGCCGTCTGTAGCAACTGTGACCGAACCATTCACAAGAATGACCTCGTTAGTCAGTCGAGAAAATATGCCGAGAATCTCGTCCGGGATATGCTCGGGAAGCACTTCAAGTAACGCCGAAATCTTCCTTTCAATCCTGCTGGTATCTGCGGTAATCGACGCCAGCATTTTGGCTTTCTTCATTGCAAATACCCCAGGCTGATAAATCAAAATGGATAAATTCGACCGAACCATCCAGCGAGAAACACTGCAGCTACTTTATGCCGTATATCCAAATGAACTAACCAGTGTACAGATGTATGAAATAGAGTGCCTGTACCCCGATGCGGACAGCCTTACAGCAAACCTGCTTTATCTCCACCAGCACCAACTTATTGTGAGTGGACTCAAATCTAGTTCTGGTGAGTACGTCATGGTAAACAGACCCACTATTACTCACCGCGGAATTGATTTCATCCGCGACGATGGCGGCCTGGGCGCTATTCTGAATGTGCAAACAGTTAAGCTGCACGACAGCACGATCATTGCCCTGGAAGACATAATCCGTGTTGCAAACATTCCTGAAGAGCAGCGGAAGGGACTGATTTCAAAACTTCGAGAGCTTCCGGCAGACGCCATAAAACATTTGACGCTTCAATTACTGACTCCGGCGGTTCTGCATCCGCAGGCCGTAATTCAGTCAATTGAAAAATTCCTGCAGACTCTGTGAATTCCTGATCGGGGCGAATCATTGAGAAACGCCCCCAACCTACTGCTCGGCTTAAAAGTACCCAGAAGTCAGCCTGATGATCACACGTCAGGAAAAAGCCTTTCGGGTGAAAGTGGCATGCGTAAATTTTCATGGCTCCCCCAAAAAGCAAAAACCCCGCCGGGTGGCAGGGTTAGTAATCAGTTTCATTTGGATGTAAGTATCCATGATTAGAAGCATACAGGACACTTTTATGCAAAGTCAACTCTATCGTGCAAAAAAGTGTCGCCATATGCTTTGATCACTTCAGTAACTGGTCGCCTTTTCAAACTCTGCCGCAGCCTGTCTCTCGCCTTTGTGGAGCATATCCACCAGCCCCTCATAGAACGGTTTCCAGTTGCGTGACCACGAGGACTGGTGAAGATTAGGTATGTGCATTTGGATAGCTCGATGAGCATTAGCCGATTTGACACTTGTGAACCCGTTCCCCGAGCAGCGCTCACAGGTTTTATATACTGGCGCCCCACTCTCTTTGGTCGCTTGACGGTCCAGCACCTCGCCAGAACCACCGCAGCGGCAGCGGGCGTTAATTATCCCCTTTCCGTCACAGGCTTCACACCTGGCGCTTGAGATGGCTGTAACCTCAGTCCATTTCTCCCAGTCCGACGGGCGCACTGCGCGGGACCTTTTCGCCCAGTACGGCGCCTTACCCCACGGATACGTGACTTTGCGATCTGTGGTAGTGGTTTCAATCTTCCCATTGCCATTGCATACCCTGCAGGCTCCCGTAGTTGCCGCTGAACGGGAATACTCCGCAAAGGCAAATTGCGCCAGAATCAGGCAGCAGCGCCCCAGAGCTTTACCCGCGGCCTTGCGTACGTTCTTTGGTGCTGTCTCAAGGGCATACCGCGCCAGCGCCTGAACCGCCAGCTGCTCATCGGTCTTACTGATGCCAGCCTTACCGAAGAATGCCGCCAGCCCGAACCGTGCCCTGCTGCTGGTCACCCCGATCCCGGTCATAATGTCTGTACCGTTAAGGCGATTCGGCGATGTGCTTTTCACGTCGTCGCTGATATGCATGCCCTGAGGGCTGAAGTGTTTGAGTGATGCTTCCAACTTCATGCGGCCACCTTTCTGTAAAAAACCAATTCCCTGACCTGATCGCCATTCAGAAGCAGGTCGTTAAAATCGCCATTGTCACACCACCTGACGCTGACCTTCCGGATGTCGTTTCTCGCCAGTAAATTCTTATGTGCACATGCGCATGCCGCAGCGTGACCCGTGGCAGAGTGCGGATCCATATCGGTGAAAATAATCAGGTGGTTTACGCCTGACGGAGCGACAAATTTGGACATGAAGTTGGCATTGATAACTGACCATGTGTTGACTCCATACAGCTGCTTGCAGGAAAGAGATGTCTCTATACCTTCAGCAATCCCCAAAGTGGAAGCTACCGGAAACAACCGGATGGCGACGGATGAGGCCCCCTTAATCACAGACTCATCCTGAAGCATCAGTTGCTTTTTAGTGACACCCACACTGGCTTTCTTCTCACCATCCAGCAGCGTGCGGTGCAGGTAACAGAGATTAGACTTCTCATCCGTAACGAGTGACCAGATGGCCTGAAGCCGCCCCCTTCCACCGCTGACAGGCTGGCTGGCGCAATATCTTGAAGTCTCTGCAGACGGAAGCGTAAAAATGCCCCTGCCGTTAAGGTACCCCTGGGCCGGTGTGTCTTTCAGCGACGGCATCCGGGAGAACTGGCGCAGAACCGCCTCGCGCTCCTGGTCAACGGTTTTGATTTGTCGCTGGCGCGGGACTGCCTCCTTCCCTTCCCATACGTTGCCGATAATCTGGTCCACTTCTGCATACAACTCAGCAATGTTTTTACTCTGTGTCAGGGTGAGAAGCTTCCAGCCATCGCCGCTGCCGCAACTGCAGATCCAGGTGCCTCGGTTATCTTTGTTGTCGCAGCGGTATTTGCCGGCTCTCCCGCATACCGGACAGGCTTTCGACCAGTGTTTCTTTCCGGTCACTGGCGGCAGCCCAAATGCTTTGAACACTTCTGGCCAGCGTCCGATAACGGCATCTGTCGTCTTCATCAGGCAGCACCTCGTGATTTACTGAACGCAATAAATTTGGATTTGATGTAACCCCAGACCTCAGGCCCGGTTTCCATCGGGAAATTTGACAGGCCGTTTGGCCACTCACCGAACTTGTCCCGGAAGGTATGTGCGCACCAGCCATCGCTAAGAGGCTTACCTCTGAGCTGGCGCTGTTGTTGATAACCCTTAATCTGGCTCCACCAGGACTGTTTATCGCTGCGGGTGTAAATCTTTTCTTTGCGGCTAAGGCGGTGCAGTTTTCTTGATCCATCGGTCTCCACATTTTCCCCACCGACAGGCTTAAACCCACATTTCGGACACACGTAAACCCCGGCCGGTTTAATGAAATGGCACTGCCTGCACTCCTTTGGTTTCTTCTCTGTTTTTTCGGTTTCGTTGTAACCGCTGGCGACTTTCATGCCATCGTTTTTCCCCGGCAGATCGTCATACTCGATATCGTCCGGATAACCAAGGCGATGGATGCTCCCGCTGTGGTCGAAAATAAGACAGTGATCTTTCCCGGGTGCCGTGCGCAATCCGCGTCCGAGGACCTGGAGCCAACGCATTTCGGATTTGGTCGGGCGGGCGTAGATGATGCAGCGCACGTCACTGTCAAAACCGGCAGTCAGCACACCAACATTGACGATGATTTTTGTTGCCCCCTGCTCGAAACGATGAATTATCATCCGACGCTCCTCGGGCGGGGTCACGTCAATCATGATTTCAGCAGTCACGCCTGCGCGGTTAAATTCGGCGGTGATGAAGCCTGCATGAGACTGATTGACGCAAAAGCATATCGTCGGTCGATCTTCGCCGTTCTGCAGCCAGTTCGTAACGATATCCCCGACCAGCGTCGAGTCCCCCATGATTTCCGCCAGCTGGTCTTCGTCAAAGTCCCGACCGAATCCCCCTTTTGCGGAGGTTTTGACCCCTTTCAGATCTGGCGTGGTTGGCGCATAAAACTCGTAGGGACTAAGGTCGCCGATCTGAATAAGCTCTTTCATGGTGGTGGGTTTAATCAGGCGCTCGTAGTACTGGCCCATCCACGGTGAGAACGGCGTACCAGATAGCCCTACGACACGAATATCACGGTCCCGGATGATCTCCAGCAGCCCGCGACGTTTCATGTGGGCCTCATCGACAATCAGCAGGTCGATATTATCTGGGAAATCCCGGCGGATCAGTGTATCGGCACTGGCAATCTGAACCAGTCGTTCCGGGTCGTGAGGTTTGAAATCACGCCATACGTAACTGATCTCGTCTTCCGGAATGCCATACTGAATGAACCTGTCGGCAGTCTGCCGGACGAGAGTTAAGTACGGGGCAACAAACATGGTGCGCTTACCGCTATCCAGCGCTTTATCAGCCAGATAGGCAGAAATGAACGTCTTACCATAGCCGACTGGCGCGTACAGCAGGAATGTGCGATAGTTGTGCCAGTCATCGTGAAGCATCTGCAGACCGGTGACCTGTTTAGCTTTAGGTTTCAGGTTAAGCATTACGTTTAGTCTCCGTAGTACCGGCGGGTTGTGTTGCGAGCACTTCCCGCTTTTTGTTTTTATCTCTGTCGTTCTGGGCTGACTGGCGTCCCATCAAATCGTGTTCATCGTCAACGGGTGCCACACCGACGTAAGCCGGTACAAGGTTTTCCGATGCCGGGTTGAATACGTAACGAACTTTCTTCGCTGCCCCCCGATCCATCGTCATGTAGAGCGATGAGCGCATTGCGTTATCGTATCCACCCCAGATAATCGATGGGTTGATAGCGAAAACTGTCGGACCAGCGCGGCGAACGAAACCGCCGTCCTCAAGCGCTTTAATCGCCCGCCGAACATGACGGTCTGAACACTCCAGTTCGTGAGCAAGCACGGCCTGATCCACCGCCACCGCCCCGCTGTTCATATCAGCGTTTTCCGCGAGGTACAGAAACAAATCTGCAGCTGCCTTGTTTTCACGCAGCAGGACGCGGATCTGTTTGCAGCCCTGACGGAACAGGCGGAGAAAATCGAGTTGTTTATTGGTGCTCTCGCTGCTCATTTTTCAACCTTTTTTGCTGCTTTTTGTCCTGAAAAAGGACATACAATGCCCGGGAAATAACGTAACCAGTTGTTTTTAAATGGGAATCTCAAAGTGTCTCAAAATGTCCGGTGACCGGACATATAGTGTCCAAATTCTGAAAAAATAAACCTTTAAATCAATCACTTAGAATTCGTCCTTCTTATATCTTTTACGCGCGTACACGTAGTCTCGATCTGCCGTTGACCTTTCCCTTGGGTTTGCCCTTGTGCAAACATCACCTCAGTAACACTCGCCAGGAGACACGTTCCCTCGTTCGTCATCGTCTGATATCCCATGCTCACCACCACTTCTCAGTCGCCTGCTCTGGCTGGATCTCAGCAGCAGCTCCGGCTGGGGAGTGTGTGCTGGCCAGTGTCGCTTTTTCAGTCAATCCCATAGCCGCTGTGTGGTACCGGCCCACAAACAGGCGAAGGCGAGTATTGGCAGCATGTCGCGCCCGATTCTCCTGCCGATAACTCACAGGCTCAGCATCAAACGTCATCTGATAAACTTCCGCATAGCGCACCTGCGCCTTCTGCCGCATAGCGACTGGAAGTTGGCCCAACTGCTCCTGAATCCACTGAGCATCCGCCTGGCAGTAAAGCGCTGGCATTTCAACCCTGACGAAATCCTGTTGCATGGCTTACTCTGCCCGCTTCGCAATGAGGTAATAAATCCCGCTTATTGGGTCATACCTGATGCTGCGTGGCAGCAACTTCAGGAAGTAGCGCGGATCAGGCATAGCGGTTGACTGTTGTGACATGTCACACCTCTGCAATTCGTGGCATCCCATCAAGCTCGCTTGGATACAAGTCAGGGCGAACCTGATGAGGGGTAATGGCCCAGCCGACAAATTCGCAAAGTTTCAATACAAAGCGAGCAGGGATTACAGACTTAGCAAACCACTGATTCACTGCCTGGGGAGTTACTCCCAAGCCTTGAGCAATCGCTCTTTGGGAAGTAATGGCACACAATTTCACCCGAATCTCTTCGTTCATAAATCACCATCAAGTTAAACTTTATTTGAATGAGTCTATATCAAGATTTAATTAACATGCAAGAAGTAAAACCATGCGTTAAACTTGAGATCAAGCATTGCTTTAGATAATGGCTTTAATGAAACTTTTGGAGAGATACAGTGGCCATGGCAAACATGATTCAAGAACTTCTGAAGGAAAAAGGGTGGAGTAAAGCCGAGCTGGCTCGTCAGTTAGGGGTTAGCACGCAGACGGTTGTCTACTGGACGAAGGGAGACACTGTCCCAAGGGGTAAGAGATTAGCCCAGCTTTCTGAAATCAGTGGATACCCACAATCCTGGTTTCTGGGTGAGGGACAACCCGCCACCTTCCCTGCGTCCGCTCAAAAAGGAGATACTGATAGCGTTAAATTCAAAGTATTAGATATTGAATTCAGTTGTGGTGATGGAGTTAGCGTGAAAAGTGACTTCATTGATGTGGTCCGCTCCATAGAGTTAGACCCCGAGTACGCCCGTCAAGTTGTAGGCAACAGACCCTTCAAGAACATTGAGATTGGCAATGCCAGGGGTGATAGCATGTCGCCAACAATAGCACCGGGTGATTTATTATTTCTAGATAAAACAATAACATACTTCGATGGTGACGGGATTTATGCTTTTTGTTTTGAAGGTGAATGTTATGTAAAGAGGCTGCAAAAAATAGGCAGCAAAATTGTAGTATTATCTGACAACTCGAATTACCAATCTTGGAGCATCGAGAAGGATGCCTTGGATATGCTCTACATCCAGTCAAAAGTTATCTCATCAGTTCCTTTCAACATTAACAGATTCGGTTAATTATTGATAGACAACGGGCTTTTGCCCGTTCCTCCCTTTTAAATCTACCTATACCAAAAAAACAATCAAGTTTAACTTGACTGCATAAAATCATAAAGCTAACCTCTCACTATCAAGTTTAACTTGATTTAGTAAGCGCTCAATACTTGTGTGAGGTGAACAATGAAAACTCCAATCCAAATGCTTGAAGTGTTTGTATCAGACATAATAGAAAACACTGTTCTTCTGGAGGAGATCTATAAAAAAAGTAACGAGAATTACGAAACAGATTGTTCTATAAACAGCCTAATTCGTTCAATGCAAAAGACCGTAGATAACATGAACGGATATATTAAGAGTCATATTAATTCAGTCAAACCCTGCATACCTGTAGCGGCCAGAAACGATCTGGCTGATGATATATTCGATGTGATTCTTACTGCTAAAAAACTTGAAGCACTCGCACAAACTTATAGTGAGTCTTTTTTTACTGACGAGGACAATGACAACCCCGCGTGCCATATGTCAGCTGTGATATTTGACTATGCTCGTGAACTTTGCACTGATCTTAAGGCTATCGAGAATAAAATAGGCTAATTACGAAACCAGTTTAGAACGGCCTTGGGGTGCCGGGGGTTCTTGCCCCCTAAATATTGCGAGGTATTTGTTATGAGTTTCATTATTGACCGCAACGCATATAAAACCGCCCTGCTTTATGCAGCTAACGGGCACGAAATAATAGCAGGCCTTTATCTGCGTAAAGCCTACGGGAGGTAATTATGGGTATGCAGCGCCGCCAAGATATTCAGTGCGTCACCATTAAGGCTGAGCAACTTAACTTCCTTATGCAGACAATTTTCACACATCATAAGGACTTTGACTGCCATCAACTTGATGGGGTTTTAGGTCTTGCATATGACCTTGCTGGCGAGGTCTATTCATGGATGGAAAAAGAGGAAAAGATTGTACAGCAAAATGAAGAACACAAAAGAAGGGGTAATTAGATGAGTAACTTAATTACTACCTATCGCCGCCGAATTTTAAAAGCAGCCTTGTTACGCCACCAGCGAAAGACTGGGAGTAGCTTACTTGTCATTAAGCTTAACAAGGGTGGGATTAGTACTATCGAATTAACTGAGATTCTTCTTGATGGATTGTTGCGGAAATTCGAGCGACTGGCGCTCGGTGAATACGGAAATGTGGAAGGTGTGAAAGTTCTTAAGGGAATTTACAGCAACTCTGTTGATGTTAATGGCAGCGGCGAATTCCTCACAGAAAGCGGGAAAGAGTTAATCGACGAGCTTATTTCTGAACTGGTGGAGTTCGTCAAAAAGCAGAAACCAGTTACTGCGGAGTCCGGCAATGAATAACCAGCAAACAATGCTCTATCAGGGTGTGCTGATCCCCCGCCCCGTGTTGAACGTGGATCTGCATGTCCTCCCTGATTTTACCGGGCGGGTAGTCGTGCACATCGAGAACGGGAGGGTGATATGCGACCGCCAGCTGTTCGACGACGAGCACATTTGCACACTGGCCACGTTTATCGAAATGGCGCGAGAAATGGAGCTGAGATTTGAGGAGGTAGCTGGTGGCACTGACAGCGATACGAATTCCTGAGAGGGTTCACCTGCAGGCGCTGCAGGTCCTGCTGCGGTATCGGCGCCGGAGGATATTCCCGCGGCGAATGCGCCGCACCGGCTACCTCAGCCTGAAGGTTAACCCACGCTGGCGCCTGTTATCGAAAGACGATGGCCGGAACTGGGAAGTTATGAGTCATGAAACCTATAACCGGGAGAAAGACAAATGATCGACAACCGCACTGCCAGCGCTATTGATCTGGCATTACAGAAGCACCACACGCCAGTCGGCGACCTGTACGCCGCTATTCGTCACGGCCGCATGAAGCGTTGCTTTAGCCGCGGTACCGCCATCAGCTGGCTGGCCCACTTTCTGACGTCGCATACCTTCGCTTTGTCCGGGTTTAAGCAACGCCACCCTGATTACCTTGTGGAGCATGAAGGAAACGAAATGTGGCGCCGTGGCGAAACTACCGACGAATACCACCGCGCCCACCAGCGCACCGTTCGCCGACTGCGTCGCATCCTCGCCCGCAAAAGAGAAATGCAAAAGTGGTGCGAAAAGTGGGATGCCATGCACGACCGCTACGTGAAAGAGCGCGAAGAACTTCAGGCCAGCAAACCAGCAGAGGTGCGCAATGCTTCACAACATGCTTAACCCGGAACCAACCTCAACAGGGATCCGGTCTGGAAACCGGGTGATTGGCTACTCCGCTGCAATTCGCCTGCTGGATAACGGTCGCTATGACAAACACCTTGCCGATGGAATGGAAATTCTGGCCTGCATCATGGAAGCGGTAGAAAGCAACTGGATCACGCTCAATATCGAAAAAGAGTTGATCCTCTGGCGCTGGCTACTGGCTGCCGTGTTCATCACTGAGGAGCTGGAGAAAAACGGAACTGTCGACGTTCCGAATGATACTGGCGGTGTTGATACTGCTGTTATCTATTCCAGCAAGCATGGCGCCATTAGCATCTATCCGGGACCTGAACGCTTTGCGCTCGCCAACCATATTGAGCTGGGGGCAATCGAGAAATATGGGCCAGAGGTTGGCCAGCAGCTGGCGCTGCGGATGTATCAGGACATGGTTATTGCTGACGAAGAATTTGGGTTCAGGTTATCAGCACTTGGCCGGGAGGGGCTTAACCTCCTCCATGACAGCTTTATCGAACACATCCAGATCGAAGGTGTGCCAGAAGCACCGATTATGCATTGAGGGGAATGATGATGAATAACTTGATCACTAACAAACCATCCATGACCAGCCTTGAGATCGCCGAGCTGGTAGAGAAACGCCACGACAACGTGAAACGTACCATTGTGACACTGGCTTCAAAGGACGTTATCCGGTCTCCTCAAATTGAGGTTCTCGAAAGAATCAATAACTTAGGATTTGCCGTCAATGACGAGGTTTACAAATTTTCAGGTGAAGAAGGAAAACGCGACAGCATCATTGTGGTCGCGCAACTTAGCCCCGAGTTTACCGCCAGGCTGGTAGATCGCTGGAAAGAGCTGGAAGAAGAACGCTCCCGGCCAAAATCGCAGGCAGAGCTGATCGCTGAAATGGCCCTGCTGAATGTTGAGCAGGAGCGACGCCTCTACCAGGTTGAAGAACAGGTTGAAACCGTCGCGGAAGCTGTCGAAAACATTAAGCGAGGAAATATGCGGCCCGGGTATGTCGGTTATCGCCAGGTGGTCGCAAAAAGCGGCATGACCGATGCCAAGTGCCGAAACCTTGTTAACGCATACCGTATCCCCACCGATACTCACGAGTTTATGACACCTGACGGCCTGCTCTCACGGCGGGCTATCGTGGAGTTTGAACCTTTTATGAAAGCATTCCGCCAAATGATGGCAGAAGCCGAACCACGTGGGACCCGTTGGTATCACCCGAAAATGGGACTCTTTCAGGCTATCGGATGGGAGGAAAAACATTGTGAAGGTTGAGTTTAATGATCAAGGCTCGGTATCAGTCATCACGGTCACCAGCACTGTATTTGAGTTCCGCCGGCACAACCGGGCGATTGATGTCGCGTTGTTCCTCACGCCTGAAATTACCAGCCAGAGCAGCGGTTTTTTCATTATGAAAACGATCTTAAGCGGGAAGACACATCACGCGCTGCGGGCCTATAAACATCTGATCCGGGAGGCTAAGCAATGAGAAACGGCCAGCATTATGCATACCCAAATCCAAGCAACGCAACGCCTGGTGGTATGACTTATCGTCAGTATCTTATCGCAAAAATTGCACCAGTTATGATCACGAACTTCTTCAGCAACGATGCTTGGACGGATTACGACGACCTCGCCAGAACTCTGATGATGGCTGTGGATGCCATCATCGAAGCTGAACAGGAGACAGCTGAATGAAGCGAGAATTTAAACTGTGGCGCCACTGTCGTGGCCTGAACGTGGTGTGAGG